AACAACAGTATGCTCTCATCCAATGGTGATGGTGCTATGGTACCAACCACTTCGTTGCCATTTTCCTGCTGTAACTTTATCTGACTTATGCCATTTGTTATCTTGCCGTACTGACCAAGCAGTGTGTTCCAGTTGATTGGTGGTCCAAACACACTGAACGGATCTGCTTCGGTCTTGGCATGTGCGCCTGTGTAACTGCCATCGCCACCAGAACCTGTGTTGATACCAGTTGTGCCCAACAATCTCAATTGATTCCCAGTAAGCAACACATTGAAGTTGCCTGGAGCGATGTAACTCCTTGACAACAACGAACCGTCTATCAGTCCTTTGTTGATGCCACCGTCGTCATCATACACACTCATGATTATCTTTTCGATAACACCCAACTTGCTGACTTTTACAGGCGGTGATAACCATATTGGCATGGAGAAAGTCATTGATGCAACATCTATCTCGGTCTCTGTGCCCACTGGTATGGTCCTAGAAGAGAAGCTTACATTCTGTAATTCTATGTAACTAAGGCTGGTCCAGTCTATGTAGTTGTCCGACTTCTGTATCTCAAAGTCAGGATTGAACAGGTAAAGTATCTGCTCCATTATCTGTAATTTCATGTCGGTGTTTGTGGTGAATATGTCCGCCTGCACATTCAATCTGAACGGTGAGGGCATGACTTTCTCAATAGTGTAACCTGCGCCGAGGTTCTCATTGTAACTGCCATCCTCGTTCCTGTCTCTCTGTTTGAGATGTTGTTTCTCTATGTGGTAGGGATTCTGCATCCTTTCCCTGTCGTATTCCAATCCTGTGATATATGCGGCTATCTTTGGAGCATATACTAGAGCGTTCTCACTGTTCTGTCTCAACATGTTGGCCACCTGTCTGGTGACATCTCCGTACACACAAGGCACCTGTTTGAGTTGTACCTTGCCGTCTGCTCCCTTGCCAACTTCAATATTGAAATTGCTGAGCACACGTATGAACTGTGTCAAAAATTTCCTAATCTGTCCTTCATAGAAGTGTAACATTAATCGTCAGCCTTTGGTTTGAGTGCATCAGTCAAGCTCTGCCTCTGTTCAACAGTCAAACCGTTAATGGTGCTTGATGTTGTGTTGTTGATGAATGATGTCTTGTAGTTAGCCCTTGAATTGTCATTTGTTGTTGTCATCCTCACCGCGTCCTCTGTCTTGACCCATCTCGTACCGTCGTATCTGAACAGCCTGTTAGGTAGATAATCTGTCCTAAGGAAGTAATCTCCCTTGTCAATGCCGCTGACGGGGAAGCTGGTACCATGTCCTGCGACATAGCCGTTCGGTGGAACGCCGTCGCCGTCGAGGTAGAAACCATAATGGCTACTTGCAGGTGTGTCCACAACTGCGTTGATCGACTCATCTGAGCTGGCAGATCCTTCCGAGACGCCTTCCTTCCTCACATTGCCCCTCTCGTCTATAGGAGTGACATAGTATTGCTTGTAGTTGAATCCAGACTTTGGCACATCGGACTCTGCCTGTGCGACAACCTGTGCGTTGATCTCTTTTTCCCTGTTGTATGTGCTCATGTAACTTGACAACGTGTTGCCCGTGTCACCTACTTCTTTGTCTAAAATATCTTTGTATTCCTGTGAATCCACTATGGATTTCAATTTCAATCTCAGTAGATGCGGCCACCATGTCTGGGAAAATCCTTCAGCGGCCCTGTTGACGTCTTCCACAACATAGAATCTTTTCAATGCAATTGGGATATTCTCATCCAAAGAAAAGTCGTCCTTCATGTGTGGTAATTCAATGACGTCACCGTTCATGATCTTCCTGCCGATCCTCTCCACGCTGTCATTTAGATGCACGGTCATGAACACAGTGTCGTTCTGTAGGAACATGCCAAACTGTGACAGGTTGAAATCCATGTCTTGCACATTATAGATGCCCCTGATGATGTACACATCATCTGAATACTTCCTGTCTCTGTTCTCCAGGAACAATAGATCCTGTATGGTTCTCTCATTTAGGCTGTCACCACTGTATTGTGGTTGCGTGGGTGATGCTGGCCCGTCCTTGTTTGTGTCCCCTTGATCGTATGGACCCAAGTATTTGTGCAGGTATATGTCAGTGCCACCAACTGAGAATTGCTCGTTGATGACTTTGTCCATGAACCTGTAATCATTGCCTTTTTCCGGCTTGTATAGTGAAAGTCTCGGCATCGCACACATATTTATTGTATTGTCGCTTGCGGTAAATATGTGCATGTCAGAGTTACAAACGGGCCAACAAGAAATTTTCGATTACGTAAAGAACAATCTCGGTGACGGGATGGTGGACGTAGAACTTGACCCAAAACACTACGAAACGGCGCTGGAAAGAGCCATCAACAGGTACAGACAGCGTAGCTCAAACGCCACTGAAGAGTCTTACAGCTTCCTTGAGTTGAAAAAGAATCAGAACAAATACATACTGCCAAATGAAGTCATCAACGTGAGGCAAGTTGGCAGGAGGACAGTTGGATCAAGGACAGAGGGCGGCCAGGGCGGCACGCTTTTCGAACCATTCAATCTGGCATACACCAACACATATCTACTGAGGGCAGGAGCCACAGGTGGTCTGGCCACTTACTTTGCTTTCGCCAGCTACCAGGAACTGGTTGGAAAGATGTTTGGAAGTTTCATTCAACATCACTATGACAACGCAACAAAGACTTTGACGATAACCCAGAGACCCAGGGCGGACAAGGAAACCGTGGTGCTACACTGCGACAACTACAGACCGGACATCACACTGTTCAAGGACATCTATTCAAAGCCTTGGATCAGGGACTACACACTGGCAGTATGCAAGACCATGCTGGGAGAAGCCAGGGGTAAATTTCAACAGATAGCAGGACCACAGGGTGGAACCACACTGAACGGCGATGCTCTCAAACAGGAAGGCCAATCTGAAATGGAGCGTCTTGATAATGAGATAAACAATTATCAAGAGGGCGGAACACCGTTTAGTTTCGTGATTGGTTAATGATCCTAGACACAAAACACTTAGACTTTTTCACCACGGACGAGTTGGATCGTGCCTGGCACAGCATGGAGAATGACGCACAATGGAAATGGCATCTCAATGCGGGTGGTGTGCCTTTTTGGATAATGCCGGTATGGCAAAAACTGGATTGGATCGACAACAAACACACTCCCATATGGAAACCTAACACTGCAGATATCTGGAAGGAGTTACTGGACAAGGTATGGCAGATGGCGGGCAAGAATTTCATACCATGGAGATTCATACTCAACGGTCAGACACAGGGACTAGATGGAGGCAAGCACAGAGACTGGACCGTCAATGACCCAACCGGGGTGACCTTCATTGCATACATGAACAAAGAATGGAAACAGCAATGGGGTGGAGAGACTGCGTTCTACGATGACGCCGGAAACAATGTATTGAACGAGTTTCCCGAACCAGGCAAGATTATTGGCTACAAAGGCACAGTGGTCCATGCCGGCAAGGCACCTGTTGTACCGAGGGTGTTCAGGGTAACCCTGGCCATTCAAGGCAAATATAATTCTTAAAAATACTGTGTAAATACATAAAATAGGCAAAAGAAAGGCATTTTATGGCACACAAATACTTCTCAAAATTATCAGAACTATCGTTCAGACAACTCAAGCAACTGGTTATAGGATTAGAGGTCTTGATCAAGGCAGGTCCGGATTGGAAAATCAGCCAACACATCTTGGAAGCAATCAAAGAAATAAAAGTAGAACTTGAAAAAAGGATAGAGAACTGTTAATATAGTTCTTATGCTTATAGGTTTAGTTGGTTTGATAGGATCAGGCAAGGACACAGTTGCCGCGAGACTCGTGGATCAACACGGATTCAAGAGAGACAGTTTTGCCAAGAGCCTCAAGGACGCAACCGCGAACATATTTGGTTGGGACAGGCACATGCTGGAGGGACAGACCGACGAAAGCAGGGCATGGAGAGAACAGAAAGACGAATTCTGGAGCAAAAAGTTTGGCAGAGACATCACACCACGTTGGGTGTTGCAACACTTCGGCACCGAAGTCTGCAGGGGCAACATGCTTGACAGCATCTGGGTGGACAGCATGGTCGCACGATACCGCGGTGAGAACACAGTGATCAGTGACACACGTTTTGTGAATGAGATAAAGACCATAAGGGATCAAGGTGGCGAGATAGTGTTGGTCAAGAGAGAAGACATACCCAGCAGAGAACAGATGCAGGCCAGTGGAGCCCATCAATCAGAATGGGACTGGATAGGTTGCAGTTTTGATCATGTGATAGAGAACACAGGCACT